TCCGCCGTAAAGGCGGTGTTCATGTCGTCTGCCATGTCAAAATCCCTTCTCCCGCTATGGTTGGCGGGTGCGGCGCTATGGTCGGCGCCACGTGTTGAAATTTATCCGGTAATGTATTTGCAAGGCGGATTGTCCGCCGAGCGTTCGTTATTCGGTCGTTCCAGTCTGCATGACCTTGCGCTGCAGGTCGCCGAAGCCACCGCCGCCGCGAATGGGCGTCTTCTGGCCGAGATCGACCAGAGCGCCGGTCTCCGGCGTGCCGCCTGCGCTCTGTTCCTCCGGCTGCATCATCTGCTGCTGTGCCGCCTGCTTGCGCGAGGCGATCAGCTCCTGCCGCTTCGGGATGTAGCCGTCCGGGATGCGTTCAAGGTATTCCTCGATCGTGATCTTGTCCTGCATCAGCAGGTTATCCAGTGTCTGCACCGACGCCATCTCCGACCAGTACGAGCTTGCGCCGACGTCCAGTTTCAGCGCCATCGGCATATCGTTCAGAATGCCGTAGTCGAACAGCACGGTTTCCAGCTCCTCCGGGTCTTTCCCGGCAAATGCGAGAATGTCTGTGCCCACGTCCGGCATAGACACCTGCACTTTGCGCTTTCCGTAGTACGCCGCCATGAAGTCAAGATAGATGCGCCCCAGATCTTCAATGGATTTGTAGAGATTCTGCTTCGTGATCTCTGACGGGATGCTGGCTGCGCGCTGCAGGGCGATAATGGCCGATGTGTTGTCCGGCCGCGTCTCGCCAAGCGCTGCACTCGTCGCGCCGAGAAACTGCCGCGTATAGTCCACGCTCGTCTGGATAAACTGCGCGATCTGTGGGCTGATCTGTGCCGGGTCGATGATCTTTGCCACGCCAGACACGTCGCCGCCGTTGACGCCGATCGCAGCACCGACCGCGTTGTTCCACTTCGGAATGCGCGTCTTGTCGTAGACCGTGCGCGGAAACGCGCTCGTCATCAGCGAGATCATGGACATGGCAAACAGCTTGTTGACAAAGATCTGGTTCGGGATCAGCCCGGTCACAAGCGCCTGCCCGTGATAGCTGTCGGGAATGTAGTCCCAGTTGATCCACGTCACTGGGTAGAGCCGCAGCCCCATGTCCCACGGCTCGCGCAGCATGACACGCCCGGAGACTTCGCACGCCCACACCGTGCCGGTCTTGCGTTCCTTCCACATCCGCAGCAGCACCGTGCTGCGCTCTGAGCTGTTTTTGTAGCTGTCAGTGTTGTGGTTCTCGGTATCCGGCTGAATGTCATTCCAGTGCGGATTTCCAGCCTCCTGCGCAGCTCTGCGCAGCTCCTTCGTCATTTCTCGCCGTTCGATGAGAATGTAGGGCTGCTTCTGCGGGTCACGGCACGCTGTGTTGCCGAAACCGACGCGCATATTGTCCACGATCTCCGTGCGGATGCCGCCGCGCAGTCCGAACCCGGCGTCAACCGTGTCGTCCCAGAACGTGAACAGGCAGCTATCACCGTCCACCGCGGCGTTTCGCATATACTCGCGCACGAGGTTCGGCACGCGGTTGAATTCAAACAGCCGGTCAAATTCCTTGTTGACGATCTCAGCGACACGTTCCACGTCCTCCGGTGTGCGCTCGCACGCAAGCGGAGTTGCCTGCATCTTGATATTGTCGGTCGTGATGTTCGCAACGGAAAACAAAACGACCTGTTTCAGGAAGTTGTATACCGGCGTCGGCAGGCCCTTCGCGTCCACGCCCTCCCATTGCTTCCCAATAAAGAAGTTCTCGTTGGCGCGCACCGTCTCGTCGAGGTTGACAGCGGTGTTGTAGCCGAGCATTTTCTGGTACTCTGCCTGTACCTGCTCCGGCGTGATCTTCTTGTCAAAATCGTCAGGCATCGCCGTTCACGTCCTTCTTTCCGGCCATCAGGTAACTGTAGTTCATGAGGTTGGACACGCCGTTGGAGAAGTCCTGCGCCATCTGCAGCGCCTGTTCCACCTGTTCAGCGTGGTCTTCGTCGAGCTTGTCCGCTCGCTCGCACAGTGCGGCCGCAGTCTCTTCCAGCGCCTCTACACGCTTTTGTAGCTGCGACACGTCAAGCGACGTATCTGCCAACATGTCCATCGTCGCGTCCTGAAATGCCCGCAGCTCGTCGTCCCAGCGCCGCAAGCTTGCCATCGTCAGCACAAAGCACACCGCGATTACCAGTAGGCCGATCAAACTGATAGTGTTCATGTCTTCCTCCTAATAGCTGATATATCCGGCAGACGGTGCGTCTCCGGTCATGAATTCCTCGTAGCCCTCCTGCGCGTCCTCGTCCTCGTAGATGATCTCCGACGGGTTCGCGTCTCTTGCGTCCGCGCGCATTGTTCTCGATACGCAGTAATAGCGCACGGAATCGACCGTGTGTGTGATCTCGTGCGGCTCTTTGGCGCAGTCGTTCGGATTGCGCTCGTCCGCCTGAATGTCCTCGAGGTCTCCGATCGTCCGTTCGCAGGTCTGGAAAATTACAAGCCCCGGTTTTCCGTCCGGCATATTTGCGAGCGCTTCTTTCACTTGCAGGAAACCCTGCACGCGGTTGTTGCTTGCCCGCACGATGGGCACGCCGCACTGCATGAATACCTCTGCCATCGTCTTGCCGGTGTCCTTCTGGCGCGACCAGATGTCCGGCGGGGCAAAGGTGATCTCGATGTGCTCGTCCGGCATCGTCATGTCGAGGATCTGCTTTGCCGCATCCTGCACGATCAGCCCCGGTTGCACAAGCTCGCGGTACATATACGAGCGCCCGTTTTCGTCCACCGCGTACCAGCCGACGGCAAGCATATCCAGGCCGTAGTCGAGCGCCCTGTACCGCTTCCAGTGCTTTGGAATCTGGAACGGCTTGCAGGTGTGCGTCGCCTTGCTGAATTCCGGGAAATACGTGCCGCACAGTGCGTCCCAGTCGCCGTAGCGGTGCGCCTTGCGGATGTTCTCAGGCAACTGAGAGAGCGCCTGCAGATAGCCCGGAGAGGATTCAAGCAGGTCTTTGTTGTCCTCGACCGTTGCGAAAATGAAGCTGTAGTCGTCCGGGTTCTCGTTCTCCTCCGGATTGTCGGAGTCTGTCTTGAAATTTCGGTCGATAAACAGGCGCTTGACCCATCTGTGCCCGACGCCGCCGGGGTTGCACGTCAGGTAAAAGCGCTTCGGTATCTCGTTGACGCCGCGCAGGCAGCCGCCGAGAAAGCGAAATTCGCGCTCTGTAAACTGCGTAGCCTCGTCCATGAAGATCCAGTCGTATTCCTGGCCTTGGTATTCGCTCTCGGACGTGATGCCGCTCCAGTGGCCGAAATGGATGGTCGAGCCGTTTTGAAAGTACAGCGTGTGCAGTGTTCCGTTGTAGCTAGTCAGCTCCTGCGGAACCATCTTCAAAATCGGTTCGATGTGGTTTGACTGCAGTTCCGGGTATGTCTTTCGCACGATGAGGATGCGGATGCCAGGCCATGTAAACGCGCCGCCTACCGCCTTAATGCGCACTGCGTGCGTCTTGCCGCCGCCTCGCGCACCGCCGTATGCCGTGTACATCGTTCGGCTCTGGTAGAACAGCAGCTGTTTCTCGTTCGCGTGTCCCGGATCCCATGTGAAATTTGTCTGCGTGCTTCGCTTCTGCTTCGGCATGGTATCCTCCGTAAATGCAGAAACGGAGCCAACTGCATTCCACAGTCAGCTCCGTTCAGCTCTTATGCCCGGCCGTTTCCGGGCACGTCGTTATTCTGTTTCTGTTTCCCGAAAGGCGACCTTGCGCTTTACTTCCAGCACAAGCACGCCGTCTTTCGTTTGCTTTACCTCGGCAGTATTCCCGCGACCGATAATGTCCAGAATCGCCCGGAGGAGATTTTCATTTTTCTGCATAGGGTACCTTCACATTGCAGCCCCGGCATTTTTCCGCCACCCGTCAAGGTAAATGACAGGCGCGGCCTTGCTCGCCGGTTGATAGCCCATCCGCACACCGTAGCCGCCGCCGTAGTCCAGCGCAGCCGCAGTGTTAACAAACAATCGTTCGACCGGCTCCGCGCTCCTCGTAGAAGCGTTCGTCCGGAAAAAGCAGTCCTTAAACACGGCAGGGGAGTGCGTGTGACCGCAAACATAAACGTCTGCGTCGACAATCTGCGCATAGTCCGCGAGCCGATTGATCTTGCCGCCAATCTTGCGCCCACCGCCGTTGCCGTGGTTGACGTAGATGGAGTACGTTGTCTGCCGTCCCTCGCTCTTGCGCCGGGAGTTTTCACCGAGCGATACGAAGACGAGCGCTGCATCCGGAGCGTACCTGTCGCCCGCGCCCAGCTCGTTTGCAATCAGCCATGTAATGTCGATGCCGTCTGCACGATATGTCCGCTCTTCGTGGTTTCCGGGGACGGCGCACAGGATGCGGCCCTTAAGCGGGGCAAACGTCTTGTTTGCAAGCTGGATCTGCTCCATCGGGGACAACTGCGTGCTGTAGATATCTCCGATGCTGTTTCGCGTCGCGTTGTCGATCAGGTCGCCCGCAAGAATTGCATAGGCGTTATCCTTTGCCGCAATGTCCGCCACGCGCTTTTGCACGCCGCGAATATCGCAGTTTGGGTCGGAAAGATGTACGTCCGCAATGACGTGCACTTCGATTTCGTTTTGCTGCTTCGGCAGCTCCACACGGATAACGTGCAAACGCTTCACCTCATTCGTACACGTCTGTTGCGCGCATAGCTTATAAACCAATTCCGAGCAGCAGCTCAGCGCGCCCGCCTCCCGCTGCAGCAGGAAAGCGGCTTTCTGCCGGTTTTTCACGCTCCGGTCAATCCGGTCGTCTGGTCTTGGTGGCAGCCCCCGGACTTGCACCGGGCGCGTCCCTCTTAGAAAGCTGCCGTAGAAAGGGAAGCTGCGGCATCCTGACTTGCACAGGATTTCAGCGGAAAGGAGATGAAACGCTTAGGCCACTCGCCGCCGCAGCAGTGTTTACCGTCGCTTCCGACGCTTGATCCCCGGATAGTGCCGGGTTCACAGTTGCCCCGTACAGTAATAGGCTTTTGGAAGGGAATAACGGCCACAGGAGGTCGGCCTTTTCCCGGTACGGGGGGCATCGTTCGCAAACGCGAACAGCAAGCACTTAGCCGCGGCGCGTATCCTGCGCCCGCATTCGGCTTGTTGAATTAAGCGTGTTTGTCGCGCACTTGCAAGCGTTACTTGAAAGCATCGTCGCCGCCGATCCCGTCTGTCTTGATCGTCAGCTCCTGCGCGTGAACGTCGATTACAGGCTTGTCGATGTACCCGCCGTTTTTCGGCTGCTTGAGCAGGAAGATGATTCCGCCGCTGCCCTTCGGGTTTTCAGCCACCATGCGTGCATAGACCGCCTCCCGGTATGCAACCAGCTTCTCGAGCTGCTCTCCATATCCGTCATATTCCCCGCCTTCGTTTGCCCGCCATCGTGCGAGTGTGCGCGGCGCAATGCCGAGATACTTCATCAGCGCATAGTCGTCCATGTACTGTTTTCCGTCCTCGCACTGCATGATGAACTCGTCGATCAGAACGCCAAGCTCTTCGGCGGTCTTGATTTTGCGCGGTCTTGCCATAGAATCACCCCATCACTTATAGTATAGCATCAAACGTTGCAAAAACTAAATGCACGTCACCAGATAATGTATGGAATACCTTTGGAAAGGCGTGAAAAACGCAGTGGGTTGAACTCGCGTTGAACGTGCGCTGAACTTGCGTTGAACGTCGAGCGGGACGATGTCTGGCGGGAAGTCTCAAAAGGCTGTGTGTCGTAACGCATGGGCTGTCGCCTGAGAGCCGCCCCGCTTTTCCGGCACCCCCGGGGGGAGGGGGGGAGGGGCACACCCGGAAACGCCGAACGAAACAACACCTACACACCAGCGCGCGCCGTGGGTGATTGCCCGCGAGGCCAGGCACCCAATTGCCACTACTGCATGACACTGCATACACTGCGCATGAACTGGATAAACTACCAGCTTTACAGAACGGAAACACCACAAAAGCTATGAGTTATTCGGCAAAATAATGATTATGCCGAATTTACGAATTGCTAAAACCATTGAAAATACTAGCTTTTTGCGAAACTGCATGAATATGCACAGTATACAGCGCCAAAAACAGCCGGGGAAAATGCATCAGTATGCACCAGATCGCCGCCGCAAAACCAGCCACCACAAGCCCCACAATTTTTTTATCCGATGCCACAACGCAAATTTTGTATGGTATAATGGGATCATATCATCATCACATCATCACATCATAGCGCGTCATGTAGCACATCATGGCGTAGCATCACCGGAACGCAGCCAGAGCAACACCCCCGCGCAAAGAGGGGGGGACTATAGGGGGGGTATTTACACAACTAAGTAATAGCTATTACACAGCTATGCAATAGCTATTTAAATATCTATTCCATACCCGCGATGCATTCAGCGGCCAAAGGAAAGAAAAGGAAAGCATAGAGGGAGAGAGCGCCCGCGCAAAAAATTTTTGAAAAAAAGGGCTTGACATACGTTTGCAAGTATGCTATCTTGAAGATGCCAACAGGCAAACGACACCGAAAGGAGCTGACAAGCATGGGAATGAGCGACGCCCAGTTCAAAGCGTTTCTCCGTGTGGCTCTGCGTGACCTGATGGACGCGATCGAGGCCACAACCCCGGAAGAAAAGGACAAGATCATCAAATCTCTGGCCGAAGACTTCCAGAAGACGCTCGAAGACTAACCGAGGCGGGGCGGGCAACNNNNGACCCACACGGCAAGAAAGACCACCACCAGCAGCGAAGTTAAAAACCGCTGGAACGCAGCGCACTACACGCGATTAACCGTGGTGCTTGATAAGGACACCGCGACGGCCTACAAAGCCAAGTGTGAACGTGCCGGAATGAGTTATTCCGACGTGCCGAAAGAAGCAATTCACAAGTTTTTACGGGAGCCTTGAGCATCCCGTAAAAATGTACATACTTTATAAAGTATGCCACACACGAAAAGGAGCAACCACCATGAAATACTTTGCCAACATCCACACCCTCGACGACCTGAAAGCAGCCTACCGCCGTTTGGCCCTGAAATACCACCCCGACATGGGCGGCAGCACGGAGATCATGCAGGAGATCAACAACGAGCACGATGCGCTGTTTGAGCAGCTCAAGCGCCAGCACAACGCCAGCGCGGACGAGTACCACCAGACCACCGAAACCGCCGAAGAGTTCCGCGAGATCCTCGCCGTGCTGCTCGGGCTTCCCGGTCTGACGGTTGAGCTCTGCGGCTCGTGGCTATGGATCAGCGGCGAGACGCGGCAGAACAAGGACGCGCTCAAGGCTGCCGGCTGCCGCTGGAGCAGTAGCAAAAAGATGTGGTACTGGCGGCACCCGGAGGATGTGCGCGGCCATTACCGCGGCAAGCGCAGCATGAGCGAGATCCGCAGCAAGTACGGCAGTCAGGTCTTTGACGCAGACGGCCGCGAGCGTACCGCCTACAACCGGCTAGGGGCGACGGCGTAAGCCGTCCCCGGCCGCACTCCGT